AACAGCATCTTTATTTTTAGTAAACCCAATTTTCAATTTTGTAATTTTCTGTTTAGTAGTTAAATATATGGACGAATCATCTTTTGAAGCATCTTCAATTGTATATGAATTGAAATAAGATGTTGAATCAGTTGGTCGTTTAAAAGACCCATTCGAATCTTTTACTCGTAATATCATTAATGGGTCATTATTGCTTCCACCTTCCCAACTAGGCTGTTTATCATATATCCCAGTACCCGGGGAATTTACTGTCTTAACAGTTCTACCAAATCGGATAGATTGTCCTAATCTACCTTCCCAGATATCATCCCCTTCAAATGGCTGTAAATTATCTACTTTTTCTGGTGCTGTTGGAAATGTATAACCAACATCTTTCGAATCAGCTAATTTTCCACCTGTATTCTTTGCTGTTCCTGTTCCTCCTGCTTGTCTTTTCCACAATTGTGGTAATTGATGTAGTACTAAATCATCTGTTGCATTATAAGGTGTAAAATATAAGAAATGTGAATCCTTGTTATTTTGTGATGAGTGGTCGTGAACTGGGGCAGATGCTATTATCACCTGTTCTCCAATTAGAGGCAGTCTTCTATTGAATATTAATGGTCTAGCATAGATATTTCTAACCTGTCCTAATAAAGTTGAATGTGAACCCAATCTAACTAAAATAGACCCTAACGGTAATACATTACCATTAGAGTCTTTTTGCCCTTTTTTATATGCTGTTTTTGTTTCAATTACTTCTCCAACTTGAAACATATTACCCTACCTTTCTAACTGTTAAATGTTTTGCGTTTGCGAGTAATTCATTTTTTTCTTCATCACTTAACAATGAAACTGGTTCATTGGCTGTTTTGCCAGTTTCTTTAGTAAATCTTTGAACAACATTAGCAATTTTCAATAATGCGTCATCATTTTTTACGCCAACATCAAAATAATTAGATAATAATGGTATTAATAATGCGGCAGTATTTGCATCACTTATATAACTCGTAATTTGAGTAATTAAACTGGAAATTTTACTATCTTTTGAATTACTTTTATCATATGCTTCTTTAAGAATATCGGCAATCGTCTTACCTTTAAAAACATTAATGTCATTAAAACTCTTGGCCATACATTTCTCCTCGTTCTTTAATTTGGTATTCCTTAAATTCTTTTTTGAATAACGCCCCAATAACATTTGTAACATTTGTAATTTGGTATGTTTCAACGCTGGAACGTTCTCTTATATAAATATATAGTACCTTTTTGTTGAATATATCAATATCCGAGGCATTTCTCATTAATTCTAGAACAGAATCGGCAACTCGTATTTCTTTGGGTGTATTAAATATATTATATATTCGATTATCCATTGAATCACAAAATATCTGTATAAATTCTTGTAAATCAGTTCGATAACTATGTGTAGAAATCTCTACAGGTATATTTCTTTTGCCATCAACTACATCCAATCCATCTCTTTGATTTTTTTCAGCCGTAACTTGATTGGATTTAATTATACAAAAGTTTCTACATATTATTGTAAAATATGAAAATGCTCTGCCCTTTTCTGGGTTATATTTTGGCATCTGAACATACATCTCGGATACAGCATCGGTTTGTAAATCTACATAACATGTTTCATAATTATGAAATTTCCATGTATTTATCACATTTTCAGCTAATTTTGCAAATGCTGGATGTATGATATTTTTATATAAATAATTTAATTCTCTAAAATGATTTCCATCTGATGTGTGTAAAGAATTATATCTTATGATAGCATCTTGTACATCTTTTCCAAAATATATTTTACTTTTCTTTTTTCTCGGTTTCGAGTTCGATTTTAATGCCATCAATATAATCTTTTAATTCTGTTAATAATGTGTTTAACGCTTTAAATGTGAATCCAACCTCATCATCGTGACTAAAAGCTACTTTTTTATCTATTTTTTGCATATTCAAGTATGCGTGAGCGATAATATCCATAATATGATTAAAGAAATTATAATTCTCACTCATATTAAATTCTGTTGTATTGATTATATTCTCTAGATTAATCTGTCGCCTATATTGGATTATGTTGGCAAACATTGATACAACCAACAATAATATTAAAATAATGTAATACATAATTTATTTATGATTTGAATAATGTGTTAAAATCTGCTGCTAAATTCCCCATGACATCTTTAACTTTCTCTTGTTTTTTATTTTGTGTTAGAACTTGCGTAGCAGCTAATTCAGCTTCAATTGGATTTAAATTTAATTGTCTGTTAGCTTTATTCCATCTTTCAAATTCAAATCTAGCTGCCATCATATCGGCGTCGTGAATAATGAAAATTAAATTAGTCCGTATTTTATTTTTAAGTGAAAATGATGATAGATAAGGATGATTTGCATCATCATACATCCCGTCATGAATTTTAATTCCTAACCACTCATTGTGTGAACATGTAATATTAAATGATTGCAATAGATACAGCGACCTGTCTTGTATTGCCATATTAGGAATTTGACTATTTACTTCATAAACTTTCCCTTGATTTTTAATATGCCAATCCGATTTATTGGGAGTGTAACATTCTTTACCATCACCCGGATGTCCTAGTTTACCCAAATCATGGTGCATAGCTACAAATAACAATTCTTCTTTAGTAAAATTTGAAATATCTAACCCCATATTCTCCCACAACTGTAATGTAGTAATTGAGAAGTTCATTACCCGTAATATATGGTCTATGTATCCACCCGGAATTGCATTGTGAAAATAATCGGTACTTGATGCGGGTGCAAACATAACCCGGTCTTCACCAAATGATGAATACATATTTTTAATTGCCTCAGCTCTAGTTGGAAAGCATTTATCAATTCTGTCTAAAAATTTCGTATAATTGCTATGAATTACTTCTGCGTCTAACATTGTATTAATTTAATATTTGGTAATTTATTTAATCTATAATTGTTAATTTCATCTTTTAATGAATAGTTTTCATTCCATTGACATTCATCATAAAATTTAGTTAATATATGTTTTTCTGTCCATTTGCCTTGCCTATCTGCCATTTCATCTTCAGTTTTCTGTATATATTGCGTCATATAAGATTCAATAAATTCGTCGATTTCTGCTGATATTATTACATCACATGGCATAAATAAAATAGCTAATTCATGTTCGTTCATCAATCCACGCAAATATATTTTAACATCAACTTTACCATCTAATTGTTGAATGTAATTTCGTAATATTTTTAATCTATCACATACTTTATCATACAAATGATTTTCAGTTGTAATTTCTTTTGGAGAATTTAAAATAAAATACAATTCAATGAATAATTTATTACCTTCATATTCAACAGAATGCTGTTTGTCAGTTATCTCTTCCCTCATTCTGGAAATTATACCAAACAAATCGATATCCAATATAGATTTTAAATATATAGTCATATAACAATATACAAAAAATAATTCAATTATCCAAATTTTATCGTTTATTTATTTGATAAAATTTTATTTATATTCTGGTGTGACATTTGCTTTATTTGTTCTTTAGTTAGTAGTCTAGAATTGTTTATTTCGTTATTTTCAACGCCTGTATTAGGTTTTTTTACTTTGGGTGATGTATTTGTACTATTTGTTATTTTAGTTTGTTTAGATTTGTTTATTGACGTACTTTTATCTTGTAGTATTTTCTCAAATTTCCCAATAGAATCTTCTTTGTATGAAATTTCTTCTGGTGTAACATCTTCTTCTATAATTTCATTTGCAGGAGTTGGAATTGAATACTCAACGTTGTTAAGAATTATTTTGTTTTTAGTTACAATGAAATTGTATATTGTAAGCATCGCCAGTGCCAATGGGTCAAATACAAATATTATTAAAAATAAAAAATAATTTAATATTCTAGCCATTTCGATTCCAGTTAACTGACTAATATATTTCAATGAACTAAGTTCGTGAGCCCCTGAATTAGACGTTAATAAATTACTTTTTTCAAATTCATACTTAACAATACTATCATTGATACCATCAATTTTATTTGAAATTTTATCACGCAATCTAATAGCATCTTTGTAATGTACATCGATGTTAACATCCCCTTTAAGGTCCAAACGTAGTTGGGTTATATTATTTGTTATTTCTGAATATTCTTTTGTTAAATCTGTTTGAATTGTATTCAATCTATCTAACTTAGAATCTAAATTATTACTAATTTTAGTTGAATTGGAATCTGCAATAATAGTATCTTGATATGCGGATGATAAAAATCCATATATTCCAGCTGAAGTAATTAACATTAATATTATAATCGCTGAAATTAAATAAGCCTTTAAAAAATTATTTAAGGTATTCCAATAACGATGGATGCTGGTTGTTATTATTATTTTAGCTATCTCCAGTACAATTCCTAAAATAGCTACTTCTAAGACAGCTCCTGCAAAGAGTCTAGTCAAACCTATCACTGAATAATAGCCTGATGTGAAACTTATAAGCAATGCTGTTAATAATATTAATATTGGAAATATTTTAGACATGATTAACCTGTATTGTTATTTGCTAACTTTATAAGTAATTAAAATTATCACGGAGTGATAATGTTTTATGGATTTGAATAATTTTATAAATCTGTATATTAAAATATTAATTAAAAATAATAAATAAAATAATATTAATTAAAAATAATAAATAAAATAATATTAATTAAAAAATATAATTAAATAATTTGCAATAGTAATTAGTTATGAAGTTAGTTAAAATTTTTCACATTTCCAAGCATTTTTAAAATTATTTTTCAAATTAAATTGTTAAAGTTTTGTTAACAAAAAAATACCTGACTTAAACATTTATAAATCAGGTATTTATTAATTCCAACAATATAAGAAAAATAATTTACAATAACAAATTTAATCTATATTTTTTTTCCAGAATTTCAATTATACTTAATAAAGTTTCATAGATTCTATCTATTTCATTAAAATTTACAGTAAATTGATAATCTGAAATTTTTATTTCATAAACTGATTGTTTAGTTGCACATAATAAATTTTCAGTATAGAATTTTAATTTATTAATTTGTTCTAAATTTAATTTTATATTTTTATCAGATATTTGAAATTCTCCGACTGGAGCTAAATGATTATTCTGATAATTAAATTTACTGTAATTTGGATTAAAATTAAAATCAATTGTTGAGTAATATCTACCCAACTTATTTAATTTATCAGAATTAAATGCAAACGTTTGATTTACGCTCATGCTTAAAGTTTTAAGAATTAATTAAAATTTTCTTTTGATATGATTATCTTATATGTAGATATATTATAAGTCTTGTCTATGACATAGGGCAATTGAAATTGATTTAATAAACTAATAATTTCAGACATATTAAATCCTATAATACCAGGTTCTTCTTGTGTGTCATCTAGGATAGTTAATACAATTCCATAATTTGATATACCTAATGCTTTAAATATAACATTTGATAAATAATCATTTTTATTGATTGTATATGAATCATAATTATTATTGAATGTATAATTTAATATACATATATCATGAGTTCCAGAATAATTTAATATGTTATCCCGAATTAAATTGAATTTATCGAACTCTTTAAATTTATGAATTCCTACATCAATTAATAACGGATTTAAATCAATTCCAGTATATTCTATATCTGGATTAATAACCTTTTTAATATACGACCCGTAATCCCCACGTCCACAACCAATATCTAATACTGATGTGATGTTATAGCTAAATATATCAGTTGATATATACCTATACAATCCTTCTTGAAATTCTAACGAAGGATACCCAACTGTTTGAGGTAAATTAATTACATATTCTGGATAGTCTGTTTTTATTTCTTCAACTACTTTAGGAATATCAGTAATTAATAAATCTTTTTTTCTTTTAGAAAATTTCATACTTACATTTAATAATAAATATGAAATTCTCCAAAAGTTTTTTTAATTTAATTACTCCGTAGATTGTAATCTGCTGAACTTGTTAGATTCGTTTTAACCTCGGAATTTCTCAAAACTGATGTAGCGGCTGAATCAATATATGTTGTATCAGTTGCATCATCGACACATACATTTGGGATAATAAATCCCGATTCTAATTTAACATTGTAAACTCGGCGTCGATTCATAATTGATTTAGATACGATGACTCCGATTTTACGAATTCCTTTTGTTTTAATTGCTACCAACAACCCATCTGCAAAACTAAGTTTAGCCATTAATTGATTTTTTATTTATGTAAATTATTATGTAAATTATCTAATCTAGATGCTTGAATTTCAATGTGTGCCAATTCTTGATCAGTAAATTCTTTACGTTTTTCAAAATACAACATTAATATTCCAGTCCACGAACCTTTAGTGTATATTTTAATGTTAACTATTGTTTCTATGTTTAATAATTTATGATAATCAGATAATACATCTGAATATTCTGATTCATGTGTAATTACGATTCGTGAATCTGTAGCTTTTAATTTTCGGATATTTCTACCGAATGTGTCTATTGGTATTTTTTGACTTTCAGATTTAATTGATTTTAATAATTTACCTGTTGAGTCGACTCCTAATATTTCAACCATCATTGATAACTTTAAAATACTATGACCTGAAATAGTACGATCACCATTTTCAGCATCCCAATACCCAATCATTTGAGGGGAATATTTCTCAAATAATGGACTTATAATGGGGTCAGCCTTCTCTTCAATTGAAGGTAAATAAAGGTCTTTTGAATTTTTTCTAGCAATATAACTTTTATACCACTCTAATATTACTGGAGCGATTAGTACCGCCAATAAAGTCTCCAACCAATGTAATATACCATCTACATTCATAATTACGTCTCTATTAATGTGTAATTTTATAAATTAATTAACATATCAACCAACAATGGTTGTGGACACACATCCGTCTTATCTGCTCGAACATTTGTGTGACTTAAAATACCACTAACTTTACCAGCAGCACATTCTCTTGAATAACTAAAAGCATTGTTAATTCCTAATGTATTAATTCTATTAACTAATCCATTTTTTTTATTGATGTTATATTTAACACACAATGCTCCTAATAAATATTTTAAGGATTCCATCTGTTTTTCCGAATATTTATGCCAATGTGTGTAACCATTGAATGGTGTATTTAACTCGACAACATATTTCGAATCTACAACTGTACCTGTATATGTAAGGAATTTTCCATTTTTTTGAATTAAATAACCAAAGTTACATAATTCAATTCCAATAGAATGTTTGTGCATTTCCTGATTGACTCCTTGATTAGTTCCACCGAGATGATACGCCCAGCCATTATCTGGCATACATTTAATAATCATACCATCGTATTGTGAATCATTGGATGATAAATTAATACCACCAATCACGTAACGAGTACCAATACGTCCTCGCGTATCATTATTCCAGTCTTTAACAGTTGCTATTGGATTATTCCATCCAGAAGTGTGGTGGATGAAAATGTAAGGTATTGTTGTGTTTTTGTCCGTATAAGTTAGAAATTCATCTTTATCTAACATATATTCTTTTACTGTTGGGTTCATGTGTACCTCCATTAAATCAGTAGTAAATTCCACTGACTTATCACTATATATAGTAGGTTTAGTTGAAATAATATTTGGACTTTTTTCAAAAAATACAGATTTTGTTAATTCATCTAATAATCCAGTCGGTGGTAAATTATTTTTCCATTGAAAATTCTTAATTGCCGACATAGTTAAGAAATCCAGTTTACCAGTTATCTCAACATTAAACGTTTCTTGTATGAGTTTAATATCGTTTTCCATTTTATTTAAATTTCTACAAAGATATGTGTAATTAATTCAGAAAAACAAATTTAATTCTTTAAAAAATAATTTTAAATTAATTTGGATTACAATAACAATAATACTATCTTTGTAGAAATTTAAAAATACAACATGTTAAAAGAAAATATTACAGCTGTAATAGTAAGTTATTACCGACCAAAAAGGTTAAAGCGTTGTATAGAATCATTACATGAATTGGAAAATATTCTAGTATATGACAATAATACAACTGGGCAAGATTTGGATGATATTAAACAACTATCTTACCTAAATACTAATTTCATATTTAATACAGAAAATTTTGGATTAACTAAAGCATGGAATACAGGTATAATTGAATCAAAAACTGATTGGGTGTTATTAACTTGTGATGATATGATTTTTGATGATGATTGGCTTAATGTCGCAAATTCAATTATAAATGATAATCCTAGGTTAGAACAAATTCATTTAAATGCCTGGAATGCTATTTTAATACATAAAAAGAGTATAGTTAGAATGGGGTGGTGGGATGAAAGATATCGTTTTTATCCATCAATGGAAGATGATGACTGGTATTTGAGAACAGTTGAATTGCTAGGATATTCACCATATGGGACATATAATCCAATGTATAAATTTAGTCAACCATATATAAATGCGTTACAACCATTTATTTCGGCAAAAGAAGAATTATTTAATAATAAATCGAATATTACTTATTACTGTAATAGTGAATTTTCTAAATATAAAATAATTGGTAAAAGCACAATTACAGGGCAGGAAGATGATGCCGGTAGTCGTAATATTAATGGCGGGTCATTTGATAGAACTGGAATAACTGGCGTTGAATTTCATTTTCATAAATGGACGCAAATATATTTTCCAGATAAAATAGATAATGTTAAAATTTTATTGGGAAAAGATGGTAGAATTTGGAAGAGAAATTTACCGGATATCGATTTTTATCCTAATATCCGCAAAGAATATGCTAAAAAATATTTCAATATCATAATTTAAATAAATTAATCTATGCAAATGTTAATACACACAGAAGGTGACCTTAAAAAATTGCAAGGAAAATTTATCCTACAGATTAATATTGAAACTCCTGATATGCAATTGATGGATTTTAATTGGGATTTTGCAAAATCGAATAGGTTGCGATTAGTTTCTGGATTCAGTATTGTCGATTTATACGGATATAGAAACGACTTTAAAGATTTTGAAGCATTTAAGAATTTTTTCAATAAATATCTGTTTAATCATATGATACAGGTTGGTAAGACTGATGGTGGCAGATTCCACAGACTTCTCACAAATAAAGAGCTTTCTTATTTATTTGAAAAAATAAAATTGGAAAACTATTAATGTAATTTGTAAATGTAGATATTGGAATATTTGAAAATTGTATATTTATATTAAATGAGGTATATTTTATTATTGTTAGTATTATTTAGCTGTTCTCCTAGTTCAATTGAAATTGAAAATGGCACCAATCTATTAAATCAAAAATGGATTGAAGTAAACTACCCATATAATTCAATAATAGCAAATGATTCGATGATAATACAAACTGGATTTCCCTTAGTAAAAGGATTTGATATAAAATATACATTTTCTGATATTTATTATTGTAAATTTATTAATATACTTGGAAAAACGGATTCATTTACATTAAAGATATTAGATATTAATAATACTCAACTTACATTGCAATTGTATAATTATTATTTTCACCAAAATATAACATTTATTAAATGAGAACAGAGTTCACTTCATCTGATAAAATTTTAGTTACAAACTCAAATGGTACAACATATCGAGGAAATTTAAACCAATTTTTTAAATATATACATACCATGAGTGGGTCGAATTCTATAAATTCATCTCAAGATTATGTGATATCTACAAATAATATTAATAGGTTTGAAATTACTTCAACCGGTAACATCAATATGGGAACTTCTATAAGTATGCCAACTATACATATAGCTAGTACTAATACAATGGAAGGAGATAGAATTGGTATATTTACCAATAATCCAAGAACTCCTTTAGAAATAAATAGTAAAACTTCAGGGTCATCTGGTTTATCATTTACATTATTTAATAGTGGAAGTTCTGCTCAAGTTGGGGCACCAATTGGAGTTAATGGGAGTGGAACTGTGGTTAAAATTGGAAATGCTTATAAAGAATTTATTGCAATTGTTAATCAAGAAAATACATCAAATCCAGTTGTAACTATAATACATAATACATTTATAAATTATTTTGAATTTTCAAGGGATGATCCTGGTATGTATTTAATTAGTATGATTGGTGGCCATGAACATTTCATATACAATAAAACAGTTATAACCATCAATGAATTTAATTCCGATAGAATTGCTGGGGATGTGGATCAACATATTGTGATTGGTAGGATGAGTAATACCGATTTGAGAATGTCCCAATGTGATTCAAATTATACATATCACGATGGTATTGTTGATTTATGTATTACTATCAGGGTTTACGATTAATAAATAAAAAAATATATTTGTATGGAAATTTTAAAATTTTTTTTAACTATTGCATTAGCTGCATTTGTTTGGTTTATATTTACACAATATTTGAATTTAAACTGGACTGGTTTAGGTATCGCTTGTTCAATTATAATAGCTGGATTTTATTACAGATGGTTTGATGTTAATAAGGTAGGATGATGATAGGTATCTTTTTAATTTATGTATTACCTATTATTTTTATGTTAGGAGTCGCGTTTTCTGAAGTGTATAGATTACGTGACTCCGTTAAATATTCAAAATTTTGGCATCAATATAAATTTATATACCAAATAGCGTTTTTTACCCTAGTGGCGATATATAATGTATGGTATGCTCTTATTACTAGCTGTTTGTTTTGGATCTTACATGATATTATAATAAATGTTTATGGTTTATATAAAGAATGGGATTATGTTGGTAGTACAGCAGTTCTTGATAGTATGTTTAAAAATTTTAAATCACAATTTATTGTAAAATTAACATTATTATTGCTATCAGTATTAGGATACTTTGGAATTTACAAAAATATTTTTAAATTTGTAGTATTAAACTTTTTTTAAATGGAAATTACATTTTTAATTCCTACCCGAAACGGTGCTGAATTTTTAGAATGGTCATATAATAGTATTCGTAAAAATCAAGGAATACATGATGTTGAAATTTTTGTATTAAATGATAATTCTGATAAAGATAATACTTCTGCGGTATTATCTAGACTCCAATCAACCGATAAAAAATTAAAAATCTTCAATAATACAAGTGGAGAACGACTTGGAATTTCGGGAGGCTATTACTTTTTAGCAAACCAAGTAAAAACAAAATATTTAATGCACTTTCATAATGATATGTATTTATGTGAAGGTGCTTTAGATTCTATTGAAGAAGAATTTAGAAAACATGGTGATAAAATTGCAGTATCCCTAACTAGGATTGAACATTCAATGGGATATCAACCCGGACCTGAAAAGATTATTTGGGATAACGCACCTCTTGAATTGGAAGATTGGAATGAAGAATTATTTATAAATGATTTGCCGAAACTTAAATCGAAATGGAATGATAACTATACTGGTGGACATTTTGCTCCATTTTGTATGAATACCGATGAATATCATTCACTTGGTGGGGTCGATGACGTAGTATTTCCACTCCAATCACGTGAAGATTCCGATTGGGCATTTAGATTAGTTTTAGCTGATTTTAAAACCATACAAATTCCAGCATTCGTATTTCATTTTGCATCTAGAGGGAATAGAAGAAACAAATATGAAACCAATACATTAATCGATAATCCAGAATGGGTTGAACATAATATCAAGGCGACACGGAATTTTATCCGAAAATGGGGTACACTAAATTTACATGACAAATATTTAAAACCTTATAAACCAAAACTATATAATATTGGAATCGTATTTGTAAATACTAAAATTTCAAAAGAAATTAAGGCATTACTCCAAATTATAGAATTATATTGTTCCGATATATACATAAAATCAAATATATGGTCGATACGTTCCAAGCAATCATATATTGAAACTGAACAGTCTAACACAATATTTGATTTAGATAGAAAAATACATTTATATTCAGAAGAAAATTCCAAAGATGTTAAGATTGATAACGATATTATAATAACAGTTAATGAAAATTTATTCGACGGTGGGGATATGAATATTATACAGAACATTAATGACATAATAACATCGATAATTGATAACGTAGGAAATAATCGGAAAACTAGTGTATATTATAAACTGGGAACAATGGCAATTGAAATTAAACCAACAGCAATTAATTTAGCTAATAAATTAATTCATAAAGATTCTTTATTTTTATCCAATAAATATTTGGTAGATTGAAATAATTAATGTATATTTACAGACTTATTTTAATAATTAAAAATTTAAGAACATGAGTCAATTATCAGATCATTGTATAACTCTTAATGATAACCTTAAAAAATATCCAAATAATTACAAAATAGTAATTGACGTATTTACAGCCGTAATCGATGATGGAGGGTGGGAAGATTCGGATGTAATTCATATGCTTTATCAAAGTTTTGGAATTTCAGATGAAATAGATATTGAATTGCAACGCCGAATAGATGAAATGAAGAGTTTGCCTTTCAGTTCATTCAAAAAAGTTTAGGCAAATTCAATTTATCATATATACTTATTAATAAAGAAGTTAATTATGTTTTATTTCGATAACGAGACTTTAATAGATTATTTGGAAACATACCAAAGATTGATGGTGTATGTTAACAAAGAATACATTACAATAACTAATATTGGTGATATTTCTGATACAGAATTTGGTGCTGGAATTGATGTTACTGGTAAAACTATTTCATTTTCATATAAAGAAATTGAAATGGTTAAAATAGGTTCAACGATATTTACATTGGATATGTTACAGAAATCAAAGGAGCCTAAAGACCAAGAACCAGAAAAAGATACAGAAAAAGAAGCTACCCCTAAAGAAGACGATAAAAAACAAAAGGAGTCAATTGAATATAATAATTTTATTAAAAACATTGATCGTTCTAGTCGGCATTATGGAACTACTGGAGCAGTTCAACTGGTATCAGAAAATATCGTCACATATAAGACGTATGTTGATGGGGATTATAGAAATATTACTGTTCCATTAAAATTCGTTGAAAAAATGGAAATTATTGAATTTAAGGGATAAAAATGAATTTATTATATTCAGTTATAACTGGCATTACTGATGACAAGAATGTTAAGATATCATCAAAAAGAGTTATATCGTTTCTATTGGTAACTACACTAATAGTAATTTCGTGTGCACATACATTTTATGGTAAATGTATAACTGAATACGTATTCAATGGGTTAGTAGAATGTACTATATGGAGTATCGCATTTGTAAGCTCTGAATATTTAACTAAAGGTATTCCTAATTTATTAAGGGGGTCACGTACAACTCCTCCAATAGAACCAACTAATATGGACGTATAATGGCATGTGGTGATTGTAAAGATTCGAAATGGTCTATATATTTAACTGATAATGTTGATGTTAAGGTATTGACTAACATAATGATAAATGATATTCAATATACCAAATTTCAAACATCATTATTAATTGACGACATTATCAATAAAAAAACACCAGTATATACAGCAACACACACAGAAATATTAAATTTATCGGATGCTTTTATTCGGAATAAAATTAATATTGACATTAAGAAAGAAACTTATTATAAATAATCTAAAATTTTATGAAACAATTACCGATTTTTTTTATTCTTTTAATGTCATTGACATTAAATTCCCAAACTGTATTGAATGGTTCTTTTGAAAACTGCCTAGTTGATACATGTAAATATAACATAATCAATGATTCAGTACCAATTATATTACCAAATATATTTGGTTACGGAAATTCAGATGGCATTGATTTGTTAGTAAATGATTGTAATCCAATTTCTACTTCATTTGGTCAGAATTTTATTGCATTAGGCAGTAAACCACCAGCTCCACCAAATTATACATTGCAATCGGATAAGATTAATCTTGAATTGAGTAAAGCATTGTCATTTAGTACAGTATATACCATTGAATTTTATGGTAGATATTATAATCCAAATCAAAATTCAAACCAAGATAATCCAATAATCGATTCATTATTAGTTGGATTTGCATCTGCAATTGGTTATGTTGAACCTGCTAGAAGATTAATAATGACTGATACCTGGACTAAATATACCGCTACATTCACATTACCTTTTGGGTATGGTTATACAAAATATCTAGGATTTCAAAATAGATCATTGAATTATCCAACATACAATCTGATTGATAATGTATCTATTAAAGTTGGCACACCAATAGTAGATATTGTTAATAAACCATATAAATTAGTGAGATTTGACAATAATCATATATATATTGATTGTATAAATATTATAGATGATATTACTATATATAATAGCATTGGACATTGTATTGAAAAAGATTCCTTTTATGATATAATATTTGACCAGCCAGGTATTTATATTATAACATTTGTAATTGATAGTAAATTATTTTCAGAAAAAGTTATAGTTTTTTAATTTATTTTTTGGAAAATTGAAAAAAATACTATATATTTGTAGAAAATTACAAAAGACGCGGGGTCGAGAAGAGGATATATATAAATAAAAATCGAACTCATACATACTTATTTGGAAAGGGGTGACAAATGAGTTCGATTTGTAAAAAGTGTTCAATAGAATTTAATTCAACAAAAGGTTTAATTAATTATTGTTCATTGACGTGTAGGAATAGCAGACTTCCAAATAATGTTACAACAAAAATAGTAAATTGTATCAAATGTAACAACGAAGTTAAGGTGGGAAAGCACGCTACACCCACTAAAATAGTATGTTTTATTTGTAAACATGACATACACCAAAAAAGAATATATAAATGTAATGTGTGTGGAGATTTTCACATGAAACATAAAAAAGTGGGGGCGTGTTTAAAAATGCAGCTTATACCGACTTTAATTAAATATTTTGGATTCAATTCTGTAACACTCGGTACATTAAATGTTCATTTAGAATATGAACGAATAAAGACGATTTTATTGAATGACTATTTTGATTTAAATTTAAGTACATTAGAAATAGGTAAAAAATATAATATAAACAATTCAGCAAATGTCAATAAAATATTAAAATCTTTAGGAATTGTTTGTAGAACATTAAGTCAATCTACAAGCCTAGCCGTAACAGAGGGGAGGTTAAATGGTGAACATAATAAATATCATACTGGATATCATACAACTTGGTCTGGAGAAATTATATTTTATAGAAGTGGTTATGAATTGGAATATGCTTTACACCTAGATGCTAATAAAGTAGAATATGAGGTTGAAAGTTTAAGAATAGAATATTGGGATACTCAATTAAATAAATACAGAATTTCAATACCGGATTTTTATTTACCAGAAACAAATACAATTGTAGAAATAAAATCATCATGGACTTACAATCAACAAAATTTAAAAGATAGGTTAATAGTTTATAAAAAAATGGGGTATGACTTTAAATTAATTCTAAATAAACAAGAAATGTGTATTGATGTATAAAGTCACACATTCGAATCCTACCCCCACGTCTTTTTTAAAAATAAATACAAATATGTTTGGAAATATGAATAATTTTACTTATATTGTCATTAAATAAAAATTAATTTTATGATAATAGCAATTTCAGGAAAAAAATTCTCAGGAAAAGATACAGTTGCAAGAATTTTGCAATATTACACTATCCCCCAAGAATCCAGAACCATTTCAATAACAGAATGGTTAGAATTGGATTTAGTGTATGAACCAAAAGTCACTGATAAATTCATTCCAAAAAAACAATTCGCATCCAAACTAAAAGAAATATCGGCATATTTGCTTAATGTGAATGTTGAAAACTTTGAAGATTTTTCTTTTAAATCCTCTGAAATTAATCCAGCTATATGGAGTGTTTATAGAGTTACCTATTCTGATAGGTTGAAAACACATAATGAATTATTTAATAATTTTCAAGATGCGTATGATTTCTTCACTCAATGTTGCAACATGGAATATGAGTGTCAAGAGCCAGTTAAACATGTATTAACCTACAGAGATTTTTTAATTTTATCTGGTACAAACGGATTTCGAAACTGCGTTCATCCAGATGTTTGGGTATATTCTTTGTTCGCTGATTATAAGCATGGTGATAATTGGATTATAAGTGATCTACGTTTTAAAAATGAATTGGAATTTGTTAAAAGTATGTCATCTTTTTTAATTCGAGTAAATAGAGAAAACACTGATACTAGTGATAATATTACTGAAATAGATTTGGATAATTCAATGCACCAATTTAATTACATTATTGATAATAATAATACAATTGAAGATTTGGATTTACAAATTCAATCTCTTATAAAAAATTCACCGGAACTTATCGATTTATTTTATGTATAATCCCAATTCGAAATTATTTATGACTGGATTTTTATATGTATTCGGTGTTGCATGTAATACGTATTTAATTGCCAAGGTGTTCTATGTAGGAATTTTTTTTACAGCATTTATATTGAATTGGTTATGGACATCTAACATTAAGAAAGTCAATGTAAGTGATTCAATTGGTAGATTTTATTATTCACTAGGGGCGGCGGTTGGCTCAATTGGTGGTGTATTTCTAATTAAAAATATTTTAAAACTATGGAACATCTAGATAAAGTTAGCATATATAATACTATAGACAAATTATTTGAAGAAGGTATCCATATTAATTATTGGTATATCTTTACAAAAAGAGAATGGACTGGTGATATTCGTTATGCTCATTCAAATTATATTATGTATAAATTAAAATATACGAATTCCGATAAATATATTATATTAAATGATCTAATTAATATGTACAATGCAAATCAAAAGAGTATTAATCGCAGGTAGTCGTGAATTTAGTGATATTTCCCTATTTTCCACGTATCTAAACAAATATCTAGCAGAACATACACTAACTGATTACTCTAAAATAAAATTAGTGTCCGGGGGAGCCAGAGGGGCTGATACACTTGCAGAAAATTTTGCTAAAGTGAATAATATCGAGATTCAAATATTTAAACCTGATTGGAGTGTCGGTAAATTTGCTGGGATGGTACGAAATAAGGAAATGTCCGAAAATTGTGATATAGCTCTAATATTCTGGGATGGGAAATCCAAAGGAACGGAAAATATGATTTCTTTACTTAATAAAAAAAATATACCAACACAAATTAAATATATCTCGACAGATGGGAAAAGATAGAGTTATAAGAGAAGATAGAAAAAAAGAAAAACCTAGAAAACAGAAAGAACGTCCAGTTGAATTAATTGATGTCCAAAAATTTTATGATGGAATTGTTTGTGGGCATAAGGCATGTGGAAATAAAAAAACACAATGCCCAGAATGTCACAGAATTAATGCAATTGGTAATGTTGAATTAATTCAAAGAATTGGATTTGTACATTTAGAAAGACTTAATAAATTTAACATAGATGAATTTCTTCAATTCCCAGAAAACATACGCAAGAATAAAACATTACAAATTTATTATACATATTAAATTAAATGGCTACTACTAAATTATCAACCAATATCGTTAATCAACCCGATTTGTTGCGGTATTTACACCAAAATTTCACACTAAAAGAAATGTATTCTGCACCCGACACACTTTATAAGACATTTCAAATTAATGGTAGAGATTTACCCAACGATGACACTGAAATAATATTGTTCTTTCAAATAGATTTAAATAATAAGATAACATCCAGATGGATTGAATCTACAACTAATTAACTATGTTAGAATTGATTAATTCACTAAATTATTCTAAAACACTTTATATAATATTATCAGTTTATAGTATAGTGACTATATTGACTGAATCCTCTTTGTTTTTACCTTTCCGTAATTTCTTAACATTTATGCGGAAATATTTTATACAGTTGGAAACGAAACCATATAGAATAATAATCAGTATTTTTGGTTTATTATTATTTTCATTTATGGAAACTTTATTTAGTTGTGTATTGTGTATGTCCGTTTGGGTTTCATATTTCACATCTAGATACTTTTTAAATGTATATGATTTTTATAATAATTTCTATGATGCAATGTATCTAACTGCAATGGTGTGGTTTATACATATTATGGAAGAAAAAATTACAGGAAAATAACATATGCCATTATGGTTTAATAAAGCACTTAACCTCACGGAAGAAGAAATTAGATTAGCCATGCAAAATTCATTATCGAATGCTGAGGCTGCTAGATTTTGTGGTTGTCATTTACAAACGTATCGGAGATATGCTAAAAGGTATATCGATAAAGATACCGGTAAAACATTATATGATTTACATAACAACCCCTCCGGAAAAGGTGTACGTAAAATGAGTTTTCATAGAAATCCTGATTACAAGGGGCGAAGACCTTTCCATACAGTTAGTATCTATGATATACTAGATGGCAAACATCCAACTTATGATAAAAGGAAATTCGCACAACGTTTGATTGAAGAATTACTATTACCGGAATGTTGTGATATTTGTAAATTCGATGAACGCAGAATTACAGATTATCAAGTGCCATTAGTATTGATATGGAAAGATGGGAATCTTCAAAATCATAAATTGGATAATCTACAATTTATATGTTATAATTGTTATTTCTTAACTTTTTCGGATGTTAAGACTAAGACATTTAGTGCTAATTTTTTAGGATTTGTTAAATAAATGGATACATATTGTAAATTTTTAGAGGAGAACGTTCCAACTATATCAACGGATATGTTTATAATTTGGAGTTCATTAATTAATTCGGTATATTTCCATCGGGAAATTGGTTTATACGCTGATAATGAACGCCTTAGTAAATTATTGCAAGTCGCTGAAAAATATAATGTTATAGTTCCAAATAAAAATATTGAAAATGTTATAGAAATGTTTAAAAAAATTTGGAATATACAAAATTAATTTTTACTTTTGTTGAAAATTAAAATGTATGCAACAATATTTAACGGATATACCACAATTCGTCGAGGAATATGGTATGTGCAAAACTTTGGCGGTGAGACATGACGTTATTCACGTTAAACATATTTTTACCGAAATTTTCACTAGAAAAACAATTGATATCGATACTTTATTGAATAGTGTTAATATGAATTTATTTTCGTATATGGAATACATGACTCATAGATTGAGACATATTCATTATTTTTCTAGAGACTATAAACAACCATTTAATGATATTGTTAAGACTGACAGAAGTTCTTTCTTTTCATGTATTAGTGTTAATAAAGGTTTAAATGATGTAGCGTGCTTAGATTTTGATGGGACTGTTAATTCTAAAAATTTCAGGAATTTATATGAATTGACTTGTGCACGTATAAAGACATATATAGTAACCGCAAATCCTACTGTGACTGAAGAATGGTTTATTAAAAATCAATTACCAGTGCCAGATAAGATTTTTGCATGTAAAGGAAAATTGGCTAAGATTAACACATTATTAGATATTAATAAGATGCATAGTCATGTTTATTTTGTTGATAACGAATCTAAATATCTTGACATTACATGGATATTTGGGATATATACATTTGAATATAGCAATAATAAAATATATGCTTATACTAAGAAAACAAAATAATTATGAAAGAGCAGGATAATACTGATGTACAATATATGCTAAATGATTTATATAAATCTTTAGGAGTACTATCATATCAAATTAAATATAATAAAGAACAGTTGTTACAACTTAAAAAAAGTTTTAAGAAAACATGTCACGATATCAATGAATGTCAAATTTTATTAAATCAGAAATAAATTAATATGGAAAATATAATCAATTCTGACGAGCCTGTATGGGGTAAAACCAAACTTGGTATATCAATTAATGCAGCTGGTGAAATATATCCAACTGGAATTAGAAGACGTTTAGCGACATATCTAAATGGTGTATTACAATTAGATAGTAATATTAAACCAACAATATCTAATGAAGATTGGGTGAAATACCAATCTATAGAAGTGACTAAATTAGACGCATTGAATATTGTATATAAATTGATAAATCAATAATTAATGTATAAACAAATCAATATAGAATCAAGTTATCGTGATAATGATATTGGAAAAGTCATTTATGATACTGTTATGCAGTATAAACCTAAAAAAATTGTAGAATTTGGTAGTTTATACGGTTACAGTACAATTGCTATGGCCATGGCATTACAGGATTTGAATAATGGCGGGCATATAATTAGTTATGATTTATGGGATGATTATCAATATAAACATTCTAATATTTCTGAAACTCAAAAAAATATTGATTTATATAATGTGTCGGATATAGTGACATTGTCATATGGTGAATATAATTCCTGGTTAGATAATCCAGAAGAATTTGATTTATTACATTTAGATATTTCCAATACTGGCCCAATTATTTTTAAGACATTCTTTAAGTTACTTGAACATATTAATAATGGGGCGATTATAATATTTGAAGGCGGGTCTATTGAAAGAGACCATGTTGAGTGGATGACTAAATTTAATAAAATTCCAATCACTCAATTTAAAAATCAAGTCGGCTACACTTTATTAACTAACAAATTTCCTAGTTTATCAATTATTAAAAAAAATAATTTAGAAATAATTACTGAAAAATTTGGAATATTAAATAGATGACTTTAACTTTGTGTTATTATTTTAAACAATTAAAATTTTAACAAAATGTCAAATTTAAAAGAGTTTTATTCAAACTTATCAGTAGAAAACATTAGCACAAACACACCATCAAAAAAAATGAGTAAATCGTATCAAGTTTTTGATAGTGGCAAATTAGTTGACTCTATTATTAGTACTAAAGATGTTGACGGCAACTCATTATTTCAAGTTCGGGAAATTAAAATGAGAAAAACACGAAAAGGCAATGCACATCTAACACTTCGTGGAGTTCATATGATAAGATTAGTAGCCATTAAACCAATGGTAATAAATGGAGATACAGTATATCCAGAAATGGTAATTTATAACTCATATGATGGTTCGAGTGCATTGAATGTACATATGGGGGTATTTAGATTTGTATGTTCAAATGGACTTATAGTTGCAGCCCATGATTTCGGTACATTTAAAATTCGACACATTGGAACGGAAGAACAACAAGCATTAGAATTAGTGTTACAATTTTCAGAGAAATGTGATGAAATTATTCAAATACAGACTAAACTTCATAATACTATATTAACTGAAGAACAAAAAATAAAATTAGCTAAACAAGCAGCAACTCTTAGGTATGAAACGCCATTAACTGACAATCAAGCTATTGCGTTTTTAGAACCTACTAGAACTGAAGATGTTGGAATGGATATGTGGTCTGTTTATAATGTAATTCAAGAAAAAGTTTTAGGTGGCGGATACAAAATTGAAGGGTTGAATAAAAAAACAACCAAACCTATTATACGAGCCAAACAAGATTTAAAATTAAATAAAAAATTATTTGAAATGATTTGGAATTATACGGATGAGGTGCTAGAAACTGCGGGTAATTCATTTCAAGATGTAACAACAGAATTAGCACAGGCACAATTATTACAGGAAATCGATGAAAAAGTTGCTGTGCCGATTAAATTAAGAGATTCGAAGGGACGATTCATAAAGCAAACACAAGCAGTTAACTAATTAATAACATTCACAAGCAGCCTTGTATCACGTTACGAGGCTGTTTTTTTAATTAATAACATGAAAAATAATTCAGTTAAACAGAAATTAATTCTTGCTTTAAATAACCCTACCTGGAAAAAACATTCTATTGGCGATGTATATTTAATGGATGGGAAGGAAACAGAGTGGAAAATAGCGTATTATCCAATTTTTTCCAATGGCAAAACACAAGTGGAATATTCAGAACCAAGGGCTTTAGTTGAAACTCCAATATTAAACGGCATTGATTTCAGAGAAATTCCTTTATGGTATTTAACTAGAAAAGAAAATGGATAATATAATTAAAATTTGGTTGTTTAGTGATACACACGGCAATCATTCACAGTTAAATGTACCGAACGTTGATATGGCAATTCATGCTGGTGATTCTACAAACTTTAAAGGTAATATGAATTACCACGAAGCTGAAAATTTTTACGAGTGGTACAAAAGTTTGGGAATTAAAACTAAATTGTTAATAGGTGGGAACCATGATTATTCTTTATATACTAGATATCACGATTTAAATATGTATAAAGAATTTACATATTTAGAAGAGCAGACATATAAATTTGGAAAGAATATTATCTATGGAACACCATACACCCCCGAATTTAATTCCTGGTATTTTATGACAACAGAAGAACAAGAATTTGAGCATGTTAAAAGAATACCACCCTGTGATATTTTAATTACACATGGACCTCCCAAATTTATTTTAGATACAGTTCAACTCAAGAATTCTATTGGCACGTATAAACATGCAGGTAGTATTGATTTATACCATCGAGTTAAAAAATTAAATCCAAAATTACATGTCTTTGGGCATATACACAATTCCGTTGGTAATAAATATCCTGAAAATAATGGAGTATTTTTTAATGGTAAAACTTACTTTGTAAATGCTTCCTGCTGTTCCGATGGTAATATGTCCAAAATATCCAGTCACGGATGGATTTGTACATACGATTTAATAAATAAAAAGGTAATTGAATTTTTAAAAAATTAACATGAAAAAACTACAAACAAATGTTTTTCTTTTTTTAGATGATATACGGGAGCCACAACAAGCATATCCATATACCAGACAATCAATGTTTATACATAAAGAATGGGAAATTGTACGTAATTTCGATGAATTTAAACAGCATATTGAAACGAGAGGTATGCCTGAATTCATATCTTTTGACCACGATTTAGCTGATAGTCATTATACTCCAGAATATTTATGGAGTGATTATGAAAAGTCAAAAGAATGGCAAGATGCCCAAACACATACTGAAAAGACAGGTTACGAATGTGCAAAATGGTTAGTCGCATATTGTATAGAAAATGAAATTGCATTACCTGATTATTATTGTCATTCTGCGAATCCAGTTGGTAAAGATAATATCTATAATTTGTTGGATAAGTTTAAAAAAGTACGAGAATATCTTAATTAAATTTGGAATATTGGTATAATGTATTTAACTTTGTATAAAATATAAGTTATGGAAACTAAGAAATATCAATTGACTAAAAGCGCAGCAAATTCACTATTATCTTTTTTCTTTAAATCAGATACTAAAGAATATGCAATAAAAAGGCTGAAAGAATTATGTGCAAAATATAATACTAATACTTATGTATTAGACTACTCTTTTGAGGATGAAACAATTGAGCAAATAGATAATTCATATTTATTAATATTGAGTTTTTAAAACAACACCTATGCTAACAGATGAAAAAATTGCCGATGGGTGCAATAAAGCATATATGGACGCTGGTCAAAATGCTTATTTTAATACTGGATTTAATGCAGGAATTAGATTTGCAGCAAATGAAATAATAGGCTATATTGAAAATGATGCAGAAATTGCAATGCCCATCAATGAATTTTTCAATGAGGATGGTAGCCATATAAGTAAAAAGAAATATGGCAAAGTTTTATTAAAATATCTTGTTATTGAGTTAAGGGATAAGATTAAGGATTTGTAAAAAAAATAAAAGATGCTTTTATAGATCATAGTATAACTGATACGATATATAATGATTTTAAAATACAAGCTG